ACCAATTATCGTGGTCATTACTTCCGCAATCTTGGCGGTGTCCACCGTCCATTGGTTCGTCGTCTGCCACGCACTGGCGTGGCAAACTCTTTACTCTTCTCTGTTCCTATATTTTTTTCTGCCCACTTACGAGCCTCTGAGTATGTTAGCTTTTCACGAGCCATGATTATGTGTATACCAGAACCACTACTGTTGCAGGCATAACATACCCAGACGCCCTTCTCTGAATTAACTGAAGCAGACTTACGAGAATCATCATGCACTGGACAGAGAATAGACTTCTCCCCTTGTGGCAAGGTTAAACCATAATGATTAAAGACTGCTTCAAGAAATTCAGGTTGATTCATTTAATACCAATTCCTTTCCTGATGGAACTCGTACGCCTTGCACCAAGTTCCGTAACGATGAAGCACATACTCGTGTGCTTCTGATGTCTGTTTGAGTATGGACCAATCTGGTTTTGCCCAGAGTAACTGCCATACTCCACGAGCACCACTCGATTTGTTGTACGAGTCGATGTTGTAACGGCTCTCTTTGTACGCAATCTTCTTCGCACAAGCAGCCTCTCGTTTGTCCTTTGTTACCGTGCTTATCGCTAGCTCCAAAGCTTCCTCTTTGTCCAAGGTCAAGAGAACTTTCTCTATTGTTGGATGAGGAGACTCGGCTAACGCTGGTGTTGATATCACTATCAACATACTCAATACGGTCATTACTATCAACCGCATAGTTACCTCGTTTCATTTGATAACTAACTGTCACCTTGTTATCTATGTCCATTGTAACCTGCCTGTTTAAGCAGATCGACCCAGAGTTGCGCTGGCATTACTGCATACGACTCTGAGACATTTGTAGTGCCACGCTTTTTTATTAGCACCACTCCAGTCTCGGCATCTGCATGAGTCATTTCATTGTCTAACTCTTTCAGATACCCAGAGAGATCTATCTTCTTTTCATTCTTACATTCTACTACAACACCATCTATCCCATCAATATCACCAACATCATCATGACGACCAGCACCATACGCCCGCTCAGCACAAGGGAAACCATTAGCGACTAACCACTTGGCTACATCACGCTCATACTGTGAGCCTTTGCGTTTACTTGGTGTTGACATAATCACTTACCAATATTTGTTGGACAATCATGTTACGTTTCTTTCTAATTCGCATTCTTTCTCTTGGTGAAGTGCCACCCCAAATACCAAATGATTCATGAGCAAGACCCCAATCTAAACAAGCTTGCATTACTGGACACTCTTTGCAAAGTGCTTTAGCTTTCCGTTCTTCACTACTAGATGCAGTGCTGTGTTCTTGGAAAAAAAATTCTAAACCGATACCTCTGCATGTTGCACTAGTGAAGTCTGGATATTTCATCGACGAGTACCTCTATTGGTTGTAGTTGATTAGCGTCCATTACTAACCGAGTGCCGTAACCATAGTCATGCAAGTAATGATTAGCAAGAAAATTTTCTCGTGTTGTCCAACCAATTACATCAAATAAACTATCCACATGTGGAAGTTGTTTATCCCCAGAAAATTTTACAAGTACGGCTACATCTGAAATAAATAATTCTGGTGCATTAAATATTAATTGCGGTAGTGTCGACGTCTTAACCTGTATAGATCTTCCCAGTAACGTCTGGAGGTCGTGTCCGTTATCACCGCCAGGCGCAATCGAGTCATCCGTCGGTAACCCAAGGACCCTAGCACATGCCACCTCACCCAACCTACCCATAAGATTAACGGAATACGAGGAATTATTTTTATCAAACTTACGATCCGTAACATCAAACTCCTTCTTGTTCTGTCTTACCCTGTGGATAAACCTAAGTGAATCCATAATCTCATCTTCAGTTAATTCTATTACTGCCATTGTCGCATTGTCCTTGCTCTAGCCAACTCAGCAGGTGAGTTATATAAACTCATATGACTTGGTTCAACAGATAAAGTTACATAGTTCTCTGCAGTTGGATCAGCCTTACCATGGCGATTCTTTACAACTGCTACCCGATACACATTACCAATAGCATCTAACGCTACACTCAATACCAATTCAGGTAAGGCTGACACCTTACCCATTAAAGCTTTACGTGGTGCTGGGTAGTTAGGCTTAGACATCTTTTCATTTTCAGATACATGGTGCAGAACTATGAATGCTGATTCATATTCTCTAGCCATGTAGTGGAATGCAGACATTGCATCACGCAATGCTGTCCACTCATTGTCGCTGACTGCAGCGACGTTCATTAAGTTATCAATATAAATTGCTGATGGTGGAGCACCGTGCAATTCAATCCAAGCTTCGATCTCTTCTTCAATGTCTTGCAAAGAAGGAGACGGATCAAAACTAAAACGAATATGTGCAGCACCATCAGCCAGTGCATCCTCTAGGAGGACGGATGCCTCCGAGTCCATCATTCTTTCCACATCAGTTACTGATCTATCCATAAGGATCGCACCTGCACGAAGGGCAATCGTTCGAGAATCAGAGTCTGCTGAAAAGTATAACGCTGGAGTCTTGGATGTAATTGCGTACCATAAAGCAAGCATGGTCTTACCACCACCTGGTTGTGCTGCTACCAAGTGTAGTTGTGCCTGACGGAATACAACTTGGTTACCAGTGAGTTGAGGAAGAATCTCAGGAAGGGCATGCCCTGCTGGAGATTCGACTCCTACTACCTGCAATAAGGTACGCATGGATTACTTAGTCCAGATTGTTTCGGCTTCGACTGCGCCTACTGTAAATGGCTTTGGTCCTTTAGCAGGATCAAACCAACCCACGTATGCTTTGCCAGCCTTGCTAGTACCCTTCTTCTTGGCGTACTTGCCACGACCATCTGGTAGATCAGGAGCATCTGGATGTCCATATGTCCATTCATTACCATACTTGTCTTTAACTACTTCGATAGAAGTAGGACCAGAACTAACTACGGTTGGATTTAATCCACCAGCAGACAAAGCTTGTACCGCTTTATCCATTGATGTCATACCACCACGACCACCAAGTGCGGTCTGTAGTTCTGTTGCTGCTTTGATTGCCTCAATAGCAGCAGTCATGTTAGTAGCAAACTCCGCAGCACTATCACCTCGGACAGTGAATAGGTCTGTGCTGTTTAGTTTACCTGTATATGAGAACTTAGATTCAGTCATCTATGTTCGTCCTTTCTTTCCCTTTGTTGTTGGTATTTGCAGTGGGAAATCTTTACTACCCATCGCTGGGCATTTATCTTGGAACGAACACATCCGACATGAATCACCTACGGATGGTGGGAACCATCCGTTCAATACCGAATGGTTCATTGCACCAAATACATAATCAAAATATTCTATTGTTAGGTGCGACAGATCTATAAGATCGTCAAGCGTACCTTGTCTAGTCATAAAGAATGCACCCCACTTAGGGCGTACACCTAAAGCTTTCTCAATACCAGATGCATACAAGCCTGCTTGTATCATGCCAAATGGTGTCCTAGAACCTGTCTTGTAATCAACGATTACCAAGTCTTCCCCCACTTGGTAGATCGCATCCACAATAAAGCGAACTGGTGTTCCCCCGAAGTGAACATCAGCAGCCCATTCGATTCCAGGACGACCATCGGGCATCGTAGCAATTTTCCAACCAGATGACTCATACCATTTCTGATACGCCTCAACCTGCTTGAGTCCATCACTTTGCCAGAATGATAGATCTTCTCCGTCTGGACGCAAGGTGGTCTTACGTCCAGCCGTCTTCCACTCTATCGAGGGAATACCAGATTTCTCTTCGACTTCCTTGACGGCATCATTAAATACCTCAAGCCACTTCTGTGTCAAATCAATAGAGGTCATCATCACCCTCTTTGTAATCAGGATTATCCACAGGGGTAGGTGCTGTCATAGGCGAACCGCAGTTCGCACAGAAGGAATCAAGAAACCACATGACCAATTCATAGTTAGAAAAGATGGCACGGATGACCTGTATATTTGAGCCACAGTTGATACACTCATTACTTGGTATACCACGTTGATCAATTGTCAAGTTGCTTCTTGTAAAGCTCATGGTTCAACCACTCCAACATGGAGTGAACCGCAGAGCCAGCAGCAAGATATACTGCAGGCTTCTCTGGAACCATAGCCACTTTGCTTAGATAGTATTTTTGTGGACAGGATTGCCAAGTAGATAACTGGCTATAAGATCTATGAGGGGGAAGTTCGTTCATACCAGTATAATAATCTAACCAGTGGGAATTATTTGGTAACGACACACCTGTAATTTTTACCAGTAATCTGATAAGGTTGAAGGGTGGTGGGTGGGAAAGGCTCGCCTCGATGGCGAGCCGTGAAAGATATATGGAAGAGTTTATTAAACGAATAGAAGATGCGAAGACGCATCTTCCTGATGACCACAAAGATAAAGAGTGGATGGATGGATTCAATCAGGGATTAGATTGGGCAATAAGAATTTTAAAGAAAGATAAGTCTGCTTATTAAATAAAAAAAGAGGGGGATCAATTAAGATCCCCCTCTCTTCTCGCCCTACCATTCTGGTGGAGCAACTGCGAGCGCATCCAGCGTGGCTATATTGATGCACCCGACTGCTGGGATGTCAAGGCGACGCTGCAACCCTTTTAACATTTCCTGTAGGGGAGCATCAAGCACATCATCGCCAGCAACGTTAAGAGCTATACGAACTTTCGTAACTAGCTCACTTCTTTCATCTGGTCCAACAAGTGTTAATAATTTATTTGTATCCATCAAGCAATTACTTGTTCAGTATCTATAGTCTGTAACTGAACAGTTACTATTCCACCGAACCCGCTCGCAAAAGTGGGAGGTGCTGCTTGCTCAAATTGAATAGCACGGATAACACAGATTCTTTCTTCTCCACTTGAAAAGTCTTGGAACAAGACTGCTCCACCATTTTGCTCAACACGTTCAAGGTATGAGATTCTTTCCCATGGAATTGAGATTCTTGTATTGCCATTAGGGTCACGCTCCTCTTCATAGCATAGCAATGGAATAGTTAATGTTCTAGATCTTTGTGGTGCAGGTAATGCACGTACCTGCCACTCTTCTAGTATAGGTGATTTAGTAGTATCAGATGAATCACGAGTTAAGTTAAATGTAATTTCAAAATGATCTGCTGGTTGTATATAACCAGCTAATGTAATCTCAGTGCTCATACCTAGTGGAACAGAACCAATGGATACTAACTGGTCATCTTGATCCTCAATAGTAAAGCCAAGAGTTCCTGTGTTATCTGGATCTGAGTTAAGCAATAATGATACTGGTTGTTTTCCTACAACTTGACCTAGGTTAATTCTCCATAAACCAGTAGATCCAGAGATTGGATAATCTCTGGTTCCGTATACATATGATTGATCAAAGGCTATGTCAGAGACATTGCCTTCTACATTAAGTGGTCCATATGTAAATGATGAACCATCTGTAGATATAGTTCCTACACGAATACCTTTAGATGTAGCAAGAACAACAAACTCATTTAGATAAATACGAATTTGATTTAATGTTTCACCTCTAGGTAATTCAGCAATGATAATTGGATCATTGATTGCAGCCAATGGTGATGTCAAACTAACTGTATAAGATTGAACTTTAGATATAGTTCCTTGTGTATATCCAACAGTAATAGAACCAGGTAACTCTGATACAGAATTAAATACTAATGATGTATTTGGATATGAAAACCTGTCCTCACTATTAGACATAGTGGCAGGCGGTGAGCTTGGGTTACGAGATAATTCATATAGATGTACATCCGTGTTGTTATGCATAACACCAGCAATGATACGATCTTTAACATAACCAATAGCTTGAACAGTAATCGTGGTTGTAGATACTGGCTTGCTCCATAGTTTAGTTACAGCCAACGCAGTGCTTACTTGGTAGATACCATCACTAGCACCAACTAATGCATATACCCCATCTGATGTTAATGTTTGTGCAGTAGTTGATGTTCCCAAAGAAGTTGATGTAGTTGTACTTCCATTATAAAATTTAACTAGCCCGCTTTGTATAAAGAATGTACCACCAGATACTGTGGCTGGATGGGTAGCACCAGATGTACTTAACTGTGTAGTTGCTGGTAATAACTTAAGCTCGCCAATAGTCCAAGGATCTATGTTGTTTGATTCATAGTATCTATATAGATCACTTGACTCTGCATCATAGTAACGTTCGCCCGCACCATGATGCCATGAGGTAGCAGATCTCAACCACCAGTTAGATAACGACTGCTCACCAGCAGTCGCACTCTGGTCAATACGTTCCTTCTGGTATGTCGTAGTAATACGACTGATACGGTTGTTGTCTGAGGCAGCAGATAACCAAGGTGTATTACCTATAGCATAACTAGCAGCAAAGTCCTCACGTTGGTATCTAACCAAAGCAGTAGGAATATTGGTGCTGATTGCAATAGGCAGATCGCCTTTAAGATATTTGTTGGTTGTTGCCACGCCTTATCTCCTACTTCTTTTCTGGTTGTTCCATCCATTTAAACCATGATGATGTGTCTTTAGCGCACTCTTCTTTGATGGATATATGTAAATGTTTTGTGTGCTTATTAGCACCAGTATATTTTCTATCGCCTTTTTGCTTAGACCAAATACGACCATCAAATATTAAATAAGAAACTCTATCGTCTTCTTTAAGTCGATTGTAAATATCTTTACAGTCGACTCCATTAATAGGATCATGGGTAAGGTCTGCTGCTAAACCAGTATTGTGGTCTGAATTAGGACTGGCTTGTATGTGAGCAGCACTGGGCAGAAGCCCATCGCTTGCTTTCTTCCTTTTTGGAAACAACGCCGTCGCTTGGCGCAGCACAGCAATTGCAGCAGGTGTGGCTTTCTTGACAACAGGTTTCATCCATTACTCTTTCCTGCCACTAGTTCGTATAATCCGTCAATCCTTTTTTCAAGTCTGTCGATGGAGTCACGCATCGAAGTTCCTGAATTCGGTTTCAATTCTGCAAGATAGTGTTTAACTAACCAACGAACTGAGCCAGCAAAGCTGGCAACTATTGTGGTAACCGCTACTGCGACACCAGCCCATTCGTTGGTAGACATTACTTAGCTCCTAGACCAAACTCTTTTTCATTCTTATCTGCCCACTTGGCTAAAGGTGCAGCCACTGCGCCGATAAGAACTGCGTATTGAGGGGCAAGATCAGTAAGCAAAGCAATGCCCATAACAATTGCAGATGCAAGAACTGCACGTAGGTATGACTTGATTGCTGCTATTTGTTTCTTAGATAACTTCATTAGATACCGCCAGTGATTGCAGCAATTTCAGAATCTGATAAGCCAAGAGCTTTTAACTTGTCTTGTGCTGATTGCTTGGCTGCAGCTTTAGCTGCTGCTTCTGCTTCTTCTTGAGCTTTCTTTACTGCATACTCTGCAGCCATAGCATCACGCTCTGCAATTTCCTCTGCGGTTAATTCAACCTCAGTAGTAACTCCAGTAGAGCAGTCTACGATTACTTTAGTTGGCATTGTCTTTCCTTTCGTTGTTTGTTATTACTTTGATATACCGTACAAAACAGCATAAGAATACTGTTTAAATATGTCTGTGCCTGAATCGGTTCTTAATTCTATTCTTGTAACTGCATTAGTTTGCCCCCAGTTCCAAGAAGATAAATGGTGAACCTGATCATTCTTTGTGCCACCTTGTGAAGCTGAAATAAGAACTTGTTTATTTGATGTTGTACTTGCATAGTTAGGAATATAAATCCTGGCACCAGCACGGTGTTCAATTCCACCTGTGTCAGAACTTAAATTCCATACAGCTTCTTTAGAAGTAGAGTTCAATACTGATGTTCCACTAAATCCTAGTCTTATAGCATCTACGTTTGAACTCATAGTTGTACCATTAAAAATCATAAAATAACCACCATAGTTATTTGTATTGTTTCTAGCGGATACGAATAAAACCAAGTCTTGGTAAGTTTGAGGTATTGAAGTAAAATCAAATGTAGCAACATTTCCACTAGTGGCAGCAGCAGTAGCGATGTATTTAAAGTTAGACATTATGCAGCCTCAATTCCATATAGTGTTGCAACCGTTCCTGATTTAAAATTATCGCTACCAGTAAACATTAATTTTACGGTAGTAATAGCATTTGTGTTACGCCACTGACCTATGTTTAATAACATCCTACCTCGCTGTTTACTAGCATAATGAGATAAAACAGATTTATAACGATTGGTTTCAGCATATCTATTTATATTTATTTCAATAAAAGTTTCAATTGCAGCACCACCTAAATCACCAAAGTTTATAATTCCACTAGTATCGTTTGACTGCGAACCAGCTCGAGAACTACCAGTTCCAAGTAAATAACTGGCAGTATAATTATTTCCAGTATCGCCATTAAATCTAATCATAAAAGCATCATTTAATGGTGACTGTCCGCCGATTAAACTAATTACTAAATCAGTATAAGTTCCAGGTATAGATGTAAATTCAATTGAAGCCTGGTCAGAACCTAGTGTTGTTGATTCAATTTTTTTATATGTTATTCCAGCTGCCATTATGACTCCCTGATTCCGTATAATGCAAAATGTGAATATCTCAACCAATTAGAATTAGCAAGTTCTAATCTTATGTGGGTTATTGCATTTGTGCTTTGCCAACTGCCAGTGAACAATCCATATCTATTTGTTAGAGATCCAGTATCAATAGATCCATTACCAAATCGTACGTTAATATCATCTAAGAAGTTATTTGTTCTATCGGATGCTGCTGAATACCTTAACTCTAAATGCATAAAAGTATTTGGTATGTTGGTAAAATCTACAGTTGCAGCATTTGCGCTTGATAAATATACGGTTGAAATAGATTCATAAGTTCCTGTAATGACAGCACTCTGATCCCAAAACTTAGAACGTTTAATGCCAGTAGAAATACTGGCTGCTGATAAACTACGGACTCCCATTATCTCTCCTTATGAATTCTTAATACCGTATAAATATGCGGTGCTGTATTGCACAAAACTACCTGCTGATGGATATAATGTTATTCTATTAATTGCATTATTTTGTTCCCATAAACCAGCAATAAAACCTAATTCATAACCAGTGCTTGTACTATTTGCTGCTCCAAGTATATTTACAGTTTTATGTCTAGCACCATCAGTATAATTTGGTATGTACCATTCTTGCGTACTAAATGTATTAGCAGTGCCAGTGGAAGGTGGAATATAAGAAAATACGTCAGTACTGCTATACACTGCAACAGTATTTACGCTAGCGTAATATCGAGTATTAGACAAACTTGAATTAGTATTATTAAAATAAATATAAGATACATTACCGCCTGAATTATTAGAGCGTAATGAAGTCATAAGTTTCAAATCTGTATATGTTTGTGGTATAGATGTAAAATCTATTGTTGCCGTACCGCCTGAGCCTACGGTTACTGAATTAATAAGTGTGTATGTAGTTGCCATATTATGCCTTTAGTATTCCGTATAAACTTACAATTGTACCTGCTTGAAAAACAGCACCAGAAACAAATCGTAAAGTTATACTATTGACGGCTGCTGTATTTCTCCAGCAAGTTGAAATATAATCAACTCCATCACCTTTTCTAAATGATGTAGTTAATACAGATTTAGCAACATTTGTATTTGCGTAATTGAATACATTGAAAATATGTGTATGCCTATTATCAGTTCCAGGCAAACCATAAGCATCTGCTAAATGACCCCAGTCACCATTAATTGATACGCCAGCATGAGCAGTATTGCCATTATGGTTTCCGCTTCCATAAATATATGAATAATTAGTTGCAGTATCGCCATTAAATCTAACATAAATATCAGACTCTTGATCTGACTTTGCTGTTGTGATCATAATTAAATCTGTGTAAGTAGCAGGGATACTAGATAGAGTAATTGTTGCTGTATTACTACTAATAGTAGTTGTAGTTATTGGTTCATAAGTTTTTGCCATAATTACACCTTTATTCCATAGAGTGCTATTTGAGAAAATTCTGCAATGTTACCTGCGGCAGATGCAAATGAAATTTTATTAATAGCAGCAGTGCTTGCCCAAGTGCCACCTTCAAGTAATGCTAAATTACTATTAGTAGAATTATGATTATTACCTGTAATAACTTTATGTGATTTGTATTTATTAGTATTAGTGTAATCATAAATATCTATGATGAACGCACCAAATACATTTGCTGTAGAAGTTGCACCTGTGCCTCTGCCAAATGCAGAAAATTGAACATCGGGAGCACCGTTACCAGCATTAGGAGTTGGAACATTACTGTATGAATAATACCATGCGTAATTATTGCCAGTATCATCATTGTAACGACCAGCTAAATCTATATCTTGTGTTGATTGAGTAGATCTAAATATTCCTCTAATTTGAAGATGAGTATAAGTCTGAGGTATAGAACTAAATGCAATAGCATTAACTCCACCTGAACCAACAGTTACAGTAGCAATAGATTCAAATGCACTAGTAAGTTCTACTGAACTTTGATCCCAGAACCTTTGGTATTTAGGGAACCCATTAGCAACAGATGAATTGCTAAATCGTGATATTGCCATGGATACTCTCCTTAGTTAATTAAAGTTCTGAACCGAATGCAGTAAATGTAAGATCAGCAGCAGATGCATAAGTAACAATAACGTTACCTGATGCAAGGGTAATTCCAAGAGTTAGTGCTGTTGAATCGTTTGCAGCTATTGCTATGTCATAAGCAAGATAATGCTCATTAGCAAGAGTTGTTCCAGTTGCTGGCTTAACCGCAATGCGGTAAGACTTTGCAGCAGCAGAACGGTTTGCTATAACAATTGTTGATACCACAGCAGAAGAACCAGAAGGTACTGCGTATAGTTCTTCAGCAGTTGTGGCAGCAGCAGCTTTACGACCTAATACTTTATATGCCATTGTTTATGCTCCCATAAGTAGAAATGGATCTAAGCCACCAGAGCCTGCCTCTGATGCTTTCGCAAGTGGGATTCCACCAGCGGTAACACCATCGTGTACGACGATGGTGTCTTTGTCGGTGTCGATTGTTACTTCACCAACCAAGCCTGTAAATGCCGAGTGTTGTGCTGTAGTTCCTCGACGTAGTTGTAATGCAAATGCAGCCATCTTATGCTCCCATCATCATTAGAATGTCTGGTATTGGATCTGTTGTAATAGTTCCCCAAGATGCTGAGGTTCCATTGGTAGTTAAATATTTACCACCATTGCCAGTCTGTGAAGGCAAGGCATCAACTACTCCCCAAGAAGTTCCAGATGTTCCATCAGTGGTTAGATACTTACCACCATTACCAGTGATTGAAGGAACATATGATGCAGCGGAAGTTGCGCTGGTCGCTGCAGAAGCAGCAGATGTGGCAGCGGAAGAAGCCGATGTTGCTGCTGATGACTGTGATGTCAATGCACTAGATGCACTGGTAGCAGCACTTGCTGCACTTACAGATGCATTGCTTGCATATGTAGAAGCAGATCCAACTGAAGTTGCTGCCGAGCTTGCACTGGTCGCTGCGTTGGTAGCTGAAGTTGCAGCAGCCAAAGCATGATACTTAGCAGAAAATTCTCCACCTGCTACAGCACCAGTTGTTTTAGTTGCCCAATCATTTGCTAGTGTTGCAGATGCTGTTGCATCTGTTGAACTAGAAGCAGCAGCGGTTGCACTATTAGCAGCCGATGTCGCACTCGTAGCAGCAGCAGTGGCACTATTGGCTGCAGAGGTTGCTGATGTAGCAGCAGCGGTTGCATAACTTGCAATAGTTGCAACAGAAGCAGCAGCAGTGGTTGCTGATGATTCAGCACTTGTTGCAGAAGTAGCAGCAGAAGCAGCGGAAGTAGCAGCACTAGATGCTGAGGTAGCAGCAGAAGATGCCGATGTCGCTGCAGCAGTTGCGGATGCTTGGGTATTTGTCTGTAATGATGATAGTGAAATCCATGTACCAGTGCTTGTATCAGTATCTGTAATAGAACCCATATCACGAACAAGACCAGAAGCAACTTGACCAGAAACTGTTGTGGCAGAGTTTGCTGCACTGGTTGCAGATGTGGCTGCTGCGGTAGCAGAACTTGCTGCTGCCGTTGCAGATGATGCTGCTGCCGTGGCTGAGTTGGCTGCACTAGTTGCACTAGTTGCAGCAGATGATGCAGATGTTGAAGCACTAGTTGCACTGGTCTCAGCGGAAGTTGCATAAGTTTGTGCAGAGGTTGCTGAAGTAGATGCCGATGCTGCTGAGGTAGCAGCAGAGGTAGCAGAGTTAGCAGCGGATGTGGCTGAGGTGGCTGCTGCAGTTGCTTGAGTTGCTGCTGAAGAAAAACTTGTTGCTGCGCTAGATGCGCTTGTGGCTGCGGATGAAGCTGATGTAGCAGCACTAGCTGCGCTAGTTGCTGCAGCGGTTGCGCTTGCAGCAGCAGCAGAGGCGGATCCAGAAATGCTAGTTACATATGCTTGGTTAACCGCATCAGTAGAACTTGTTGGTGTAGTAGGTACATTGGTAATACGATATGTAGCCATATTAAGATTACCAGCAGCAGTAATAATTGCTGAAGATAATGTTTTAGTACCACTTAATGTTTGAGCACCACCTGTACCAACAACATCACCAGATACACCGTGAACTCCAGTAGTTGCAACTTCATGTGCTCTTGATTCGGTAAAGTCTCTAGCCGATACACCGTGTTCGACGTTAGCACCAACAGCATGTGCTTTAGCACCAGATGAGTCAATGTTACGTGTGATCTGATAGGAAGAACCTACAAGACTGGTTACCTCAACAACTTCTTCATTGGCTGTATCCTTTTCAAGGATCAGTGTATAAGGATATTGTGCTGGTAAGTTAGATGCAGCAGACAGCGTTAAGCTGGTTGCTGATGAGGAGATCGAATCCGCTAAGGTTGTTTTAGCAGCATTCGAACTGTAATAGCGTGACGGTGATGGCATTTATTACCTC